CTTTAATGAATGTATAATTCTTGTGTATACCATTAAATTAAAATAGTCTTTATTTTTTTCAATATCAACATCTTCATTATCTATCATATCTCTTATGTCTACAATAACTTTATTTCTTATTCTATTTATTTTGATATATTTATCAAATTTTCTTCTTGTTTTACAATACACTATATAAAAATTCATATATTAATGGTTACTTTTTTTAATAAACTGAGTATCAGTTTTAATTTATATATATTATGACAATGGGCACAAATAATTTTTTATTGAATTGTTTTGCTTTTTTTTTAAACTTTTCACTTTAACATCACTAAAAATGAATATATAATACATAAAAAATAATTAATTATGGATGGCTAAAAAAAGTAATGGATTAAGTTTTAAAGACATATCAGGATACCTTGATACTATATCTAAAAAAACATCAATCCAAATAGAAACAGATTCAAAAAAGAAAAGAACTTATATAGATACTGGTATCTATATCCTAAACGCACTACTATCAAAATCAATCAAATCAGGAGGTGTATCAAAAAACAGAATTAGTATTTTTGCTGGTCCAACAGGCGTTGGTAAATCTTATCTATGTTATAACATAGCAAGAAATGCACAAAAAGAAGGTTACAATATATTTTTCATTGACACTGAATATTCTACTGAACTACAAGATTTTGAGGACTTTGGTATTAATACCGAAAAGAATTTTGCATTAGTAAGATCTAATAAAGTAGAAGATATCAAATTAGTATTAACACAATTTTTAGATAAATTGAAAGAACAAAAAATAAAAGGTGTAGATATAGGCAAAAACTTAATATTTATGGATTCTATTGGACAATTAGCATCAAATAAAGAAGTAGCTGATGCATTGGATGGTAAACACAAAGCTGATATGTCTAGAGCAAAAGCTATCAAATCTTTATTCAGAATTATAAACTCTGATTTAGGATTTTTAGAAATACCATTGATTTGTACTAATCATGTATACATGACAATGGATTTATTTCCACAAGCTAAAATGTCTGGTGGTGAAGGAGCAAACTATTCAGCATCTACTATTGTTTATTTAACAAATGCTAAATTGAAAACTGGACAAGAAGATGACTTAGATTTAGGTTCAAGTGGTGTAATTGTTACAGCAAAAGCTAGAAAAAATAGATTAGCTAAACCAAAGAAAATTAAATTTGAGATTAATCACTCAAAAGGAACTAATGCTTATAAAGGATTAGAATTCTTCTGTACTCCTGATAATTTTGAAAAAATAGGAATTGCTAAATTGAAACCTATTGTAGATAAAAAAACTGGAGAAATCACATATCAACCAACAACAAGATGGTATGTAAAACATTTAGATAAATCATTCTATGAAAAACAACTATTCACTAAAAAGGTATTTACTGATGAAGTATTAGATGCATTAGAACCAATTATTTATGAATATTTCTCTTATGCATCATATGATGAAATACAAGAAACAATAGACAAATTAGATGAAGATCATGCTGAATTTGAAGAAGATGTAGATTTTGATATCGATTCAGATGATGATAATCAATTATTTAATTAAATTACAAAAATTTATTTAAAAAAAAAGCCAATAATATTGGCTTTTTTTATCTGATTTTTATAAACAAAATCTTGTTTACATTATATAACTTATAACTTCTAAAAAACAAATAAACATGAATGACAGAAAAAATGAATGTTGGTCTTGAAAAAGTTTTTTTTCATCATATTCTAGAAAACCCAGAACAATTTAATAAAGTAGAACCATATTTCTTCAAACATGAAGATATACTATTCATATATAGTATTGTTAGAAATGAATATTTACTTAGTAAAAAGAAAATAGTTCCATCTCCTCAACAAATTCTCGCAATGGTTAAAATCCATGATACAGAGAAAAAAATACCAGATAACTTAGTTAAAATATTATTGAAAGGTGATAATAGTTCTTATGAAGATGAATGGTTAGAGCCAAGATTCAAAGCTTGGAAAATATCAAAATCTTGCAAGAATAATGTACTTAAATCTATAGAATATATTAGAGCATTAGATGAAGTAGATTATGATAATGTTGTAGATATCTCAAACAAAATTAAAAATATGTTTAATGATTTATCATTAATTGATGATGATGATTCTGATATAGGTGATGATTTTGATGATCCAGAAAATCACAAAATAACTGACACAACTAAGAAAATGTCAACTGGTTGGCCATCAATGGATAAAATAATGAATGGTGGTTGGGATCAAGCATCTCTTAATGTATTAATGGGAGAAACCAATGTTGGTAAATCTATGTGGATGCAAAACATAGCAGTTACCGCAGCAAACCAAGGGGCAAATGTTGTATTTGTAACATTAGAAATGGGTTCTAGAAAGTGTATGAAAAGAATGGGAGCAATGAGGCTAAAAATACCTGTAGATACTTATGATGAAAAATGTAATGATACTATCTTCATGAAAAACAAAATCAATCAACTAAAAAGCCAAGGCGGTGGTATGTTTAATACTAAACCAGGTAAAATATACGTAAAAAAATATGATACTGGTACTTGTACTATAACTGATGTTGATAACTATATACATAAACTTGAAGAGGTAAAAAAGATAAAAATTAATATGATTATTGTAGATTATATTAATATTATGGGATTAGAAAAAGGATTAGATTTTGCTAGTATGTTATTCCTTAAAGGTAAACACTTAGCAGAAGGATTAAGATATATTGCAGATAAACATAATTGCGCAGTCATAACAGGAACACAAACAGATAAAGCTGTATGGGGTGCAAATGATATTGACTTAAAAAACATGCCTGAATCTAAAGCTATAGCAGAAACAGCTGATTCTGTCTGGGCAATTATTAGAAACCAAGAAATGAAGAAAAACAATACCTATAGAATGAAAATATTGAAATTGCGAGATGGTGAACACAAAGGGGAACAAATAAGATTCCTTTTTAATACTACTTATCTAACAATGGAAAATGATGAACTTATAGGTGCTGCATAAAAAATAAACAAAAATATATGACTGATATCAATAATGAATTAAATGAAGAATTAGATGATAACATAGACAAAGATATTATAGATGAAGAAATAATCGATGAAGCTAATGATGGTGAAGGCGATGGAGATGGTGATGCTGATTTTGATATTATGTTCAAAAACACAGCAAATAAACACAAAATCGAAGGAAAACATTCTTTAGTAAGAGATACTATATTCAAAGGGAAATTAGAAGAAGATACTGAAGAGGAAGGTGTATCTATGGGGGAATCTTCAAATAGTTATGATATAATGGATGGCACAATATTCTATTTAGAATCAAGAAATAATGAAGAATATCAATATAAGAAAAAACTTTGTGAAGATATTCATAACATTTTAGATGATCAAACAGAATTAGATTTTACACAAAATAGAAGAAAACCAAATAGACAAACATTTAACAATTATTATAAATTATGCATAAATCAATTAAGCTTAAAATATACAAAATCAGAAATATTTGTAGAACTATCTTACTATTTTACAGATAATATTTTTAATATGTTTAAGTTATTAGATAAATCAAATGCAACAGGTATTATTATGGAATTAAAAGATAAAGGATACCTAAACGATATAGGGAACATCAACTTTATATAAAAAATTAACCTATAAAAGGTTACTAAAAAACAACGTTTTATTATATGAAATCTTATAACAGAGATGAAGTCTTCAAAAAAACACTAGAATATTTCAAAGGAGACGATTTAGCAACAAATGTGTGGATAAACAAATATTCACTGAAAGATTCAGATGGTAATATTTTCGAATTAACACCAAATGATATGCACAAAAGAATTGCTAAAGAAATTGCAAGAATAGAAAAAAATTACAAAAATCCTTTATCAGAAGAAGAAATTTTTGACGTAATTAAAAATTTCAAATATATTATACCACAAGGTGGGCCTATGACTGGTATTGGGAACAACTTACAAGTCGTTTCATTGTCAAATTGTTTCGTAATAGGAAATGAAGAAGATTCTTATGGTTCTATTATGAAAACTGATGAAGAGCAAGTACAATTAATGAAAAGAAGAGGTGGGGTTGGTCATGATATTAGTCATTTAAGACCAAATAAAACACCTGTTAAAAATTCAGCTATTACATCAACTGGGTTAGTATCATTTATGGATAGATACTCAAACTCTACAAGAGAAGTAGGACAAGATGGTAGACGAGGAGCATTAATGTTATCTTGTTCAATAAAACATCCTGATGCCGAAGGTTTTATGGATGCAAAAATGGTTGACGGCAAAGTAACTGGTGCAAACATTTCACTTAAACTCGATGATGATTTTATGAAAAGTGCTATCAGTAATGGAAAATACACACAACAATATCCTATAGTCAGTGATAATCCAATATTAAAAAAAGAAGTTGAATCAACTAAATTATTTAATAAAATTGTACATAATGCATGGAAATCTGCTGAACCAGGTATATTATTTTGGGACACAATTATTAGAGAATCTGTTCCAGATTGTTATTCTGAATTCGGATTTAAGACAACATCAACGAATCCTTGTGGCGAAATACCATTATGCCCATACGATTCCTGTAGATTATTAGCATTAAATTTATATTCTTATGTAGAAAACAAATTCACAAAAAATGCAAAATTTAACTTCGATTTATTCAAAAAACATGCAAAAATAGCTCAAAGAATAATGGATGAT